GGGTGAAATTCAACCATACAAACGCCATGAAAGACAACGACAAACCAGAAGCGCCGGAAGGATACACATCAACACTGGGAAGCAGCATCCCCGATGTCTTGCCAGAGGGATCTCTGTGCTATAATTCAGCCGGATGGGCACCATCTCTATATGCGGGGAAGGTCGCATCACAGACTTCGTGGTACGCCGTGCCGAACGCCAAACCCTCGCAGTCCATCGCCGAAGAAGCCGCAGCCGTTGTCGCCGGAGACCGCGCAGCCGGCTATGGCGACGTGAACGAGTATTTCGGCCGCATCGCAAAACTGTGGAGCGCCTACACCGGTTCAAGTATCTCCCCGTGGGACGTGGCACAGATGATGATTCTGTTGAAAGTCAGCCGAGCCAAGACGAGTACGAAGCGAGACACCTTGGTTGACATCATCGGGTATGCCGAATGTGCGGAACAACTGGGGAAAACCAAAACCTGAGCATGCCCCAACCCTCTCCCCAGCAGATGGAGCGCACTCACATCGCCCGCTACGGGCGGTGGTGGAAACGTCTCCCCGGCGTGCCCAAGACGAGCGCCGGGTATGACCTGTTGCAGGAGGTGGCGGTCGAGAAGTATATCTGCGGCAATTACGACGCGCTGGTCAAACTGCCGGGCAGTCAGCTCAACCCGTGGACATGGCACTTCCGCAGGTTCATCACGCTGATGCTGGACCGGCCCGAGACCAACCCCCGCTACCGTTTCGAGTGGAACCCGTACGCCATGCGAATGCTGGAGGAGGCGTACGCCAACAACTTCCTCGCCGTCGCCGGTCACGCCAGTTGCTCCAAATCCGAGTTTTTCGCCCTCTATGCCATTGGCCGGTTCCTCATTGGCGCTCGGTTCCCCGACTGCCCCGTCGCCTCTCCCGAGTATGTGAAGGTGTTCATCACCTCGACATCGTTGGACGAGTCTCGCGGTCGTATCTGGGGTGTTGTCGAAGGATACTGGGCGGAGATTTGCCGGTTCTTCGGGGGAGAGCAGTACATGCAGGCCAAGCTGGTGTCATCCCTCGGCAAGATCGTGAGAGTCAATTCTGACGGCAAGCAGAACCAGCTTGCAGGCATCACCCTCGTTGCCGGTGGCAAAGGCCAGGACAAGGATGCGTCCACCAAGATCGGTTTCAAGAACCGCTGCGTGATCTTCATCGCGGACGAACTGCCGCTGCTCACCCACAGTCTCTACAACACCGCCATCACCAATTTGCAGTCCAACGAGTACTTGCAGTTCATCGGCATCGGCAACCCCACATCGCCGTTCGATCCGCTCGGCGTGTTCATGGAGCCGGAAGAGGGTTGGAACTCGGTGGATGAAACCTTCGACGGGTGGAAGACCAAGCGTGGCTACTGCATCCGCTTCGACGGGGAGAAGTCCCCCAACGTGCTCGCCGGTCGGGAGGTGTGGAAAGGCATTCTCAGCTTGCGCACGGTCACGGATCTGCGCAGAGACCTCGGCCCCAAGTCGCCCGAGTATTACCGCATGGTGCGCGGTTTCCTCTCCCCCGATGGAGACACCAATGCCATCTACACGGAGGTCGAGATCACCAGCAGCGGCAGTCAGCACAAGGTCAGCACATGGCTTACGCCGCCCACCCCCATTGCTTTCCTTGACCCGGCGTTCAGCCATGGCGGGGATGAGGCGGACGCCTGTTTCTGCCGTGTGGGTGACTACTACTCACCCATTCACCAGCGCACCGTGAAGGGCATCGAACTAGTTGAGACGATCAACCTCATGGCGTTGGTCGATGCCAGCAACAAGACGGTGGACCGCAACCAGCAGTTGGTGAATCTCTACCACGAAGAGTGTGAGAAGCGCGGTATCAAGGTGGAAGACCGAGGTTCTGACTCCACGGGGGCTGGTGATCCGTTTGCCTCACTCATGGCGATTACCATGGGCCGGGGATTCCAGACCGTCAGCTTCGCGGGAGCGCCTTCTGATAAGACGGTGGGAACCACCAACGCACGCACCGGCAAAGACCGCTTCGCCAACCGGGTGTCCGAGTTGTGGTACGTCGGCAAAGACCTGATCAAGGCCGGGCAGATTCGCGGCCTCGACCCAGAGACCTGCATCCAGATGTGCGCGAGAATGTACAAACTCGTGGACCGGGAGAAGGTGGAGGTGGAGTCCAAGAAGATCATGAAACAGCGGACCAACGGGCGCAGTCCCGACCGTGCCGACGCCTTCTTCGGCTGCATCGAGATCGCCCGTCGTCGCCATGGGCTGACATCCCTCGCCAAGGCTGCCCGCCGTACTGCGTTGCCCTCCGCGCCCAGGAACCCGATGGCAGTTCGTCACGCACATTTGGTGGCAGCCGTGACCGATCAGAAGGGTCGGGGCAAATACACCGATCTGCTCACTCCCTCTCTCAGCGCCGACCGGGGCTGGGCGGATCAAAGTTTCCATTGACATTCATCCTATCAAACGCGAATAACGCCGCATCCATGGAACAACACATACGGATCGGAGATTTGACTCCCATTCTTGCGACCCCCGGCTGTGTCAACGATATGTGGCTCAAACACTACCCAAAAGCATGAAAAGGAAATTGCCTCGTCCCGTTGACCTCGGACCAAAACTTCAAGACGCGCTTGAGAGACGCGGACTTTTGCTGCCCACCATAAGAGGAGTATCCACTCATAATACGAAACTGCGCCAAATCGCCAGAGTAAAACAGAAACTTGCGGGCATCGGGAAAACCGGACTCAGAGACCTATATTGGGGGGAACAAGCATGAGTTTTTACGAAGAAGTCAACAAAGTCTATGCCTCGTGGAACTACGATTCGCCGAGGCTCCTGCACGGTTTTATCCGCTGCCTGAAGCCGCAGCACATCGTTGATTGTGGCACCTACCGTGGCCTGTCCGCCGCGTGGATGGCGAAGGCGTGCCAGGAGAACAACATGGGCCGCGTCCACTGCCTCGACAAGTGGTCACTGCTGGAGCACGCCCACATCCTCGACGGCAAAACCCCGAGGCATCACCGACCGACTCACTTACCTGCGCATTCGACTCAGGGATTTGTCCGAAACTCTCGCCATTTGACAAAACCATGAAGATTCTAAACCTAGGCGCGGGAAGCACCCGCCCCATCAACGACATCTGGACCAACCTCGACAACTGGGAGGGCGGCGGTCACGAGATCAACGAGCCGAACTTCGTCAGACACGACCTGCGCAAAGCCCTGACTCCGCCCTGACACATTATGGCAGACGAAATGACCAAATCTCATCCGGCGCGTCTGCGTGCTGGCGACTACGAGTGGCTGAAAGGACAGATCCTCGACATCGGCTGCGGCCCGGACCCGCTGCGAGTGGTGCCGCCAAACACGGTAGTAGAGTGGGACTTGGCACAAGGAGACGCCACCCACCTTGCTACTCTGGACGATGAATCCTTCGACAACATCGTCTCAGCCCACTGCCTTGAACACCTCCACGACCCGGAGACCGCGTTGCGCAACTGGTCGCGAGTCGTTCGGCAGGGTGGGCATATCTACATTCTGGTCCCGTTGTACTCGTGCTACGAGAAGTTCAAAGATTTCCAGTTCGGCACGGCGAATGCTGGCAGGTTCAACGACGACCACAAGACCTCGTGGGACTTGATCAACTTGGTGGATGCGCCGCGCAATCACCGCCACTTCAGCTACAAAGAGATCGTCTGCCTCGGCAAGCAAGCAGACCTGACGCTGGTGGATCTCCGAACAGAGGTCGATCACTTCCCGTGGTCTCGGTGGGAGGATAGAGACTTCGACCCAACACAGCACGGCGCTTTGGCTCAACTCTGCATCATCTACCAAAAGTTGTGAACACCCTCCCCGTCGTCCTCTACCAAGCCCCCCACGAGAAGAAAGCCGTCGAGCGTCTCGTCCGATTCTGCAAAGAACTGGATGGCACCGAGGTTCGCGTCTTCACTGCCCCCGAGCCAGAGGGCATGCGCTACCCCGAGGTGGCGAACTGGTCGTTCCGCTATGTGGCGGAGCAGATGAAGGGGCAGGCGTTCATCTGGATTGAGGCAGACGCTTCTCCGCTCAAGGTGGGATGGGCTGCAACCATATCAGAGGAGTACGAACGCCTCGGGAAAGAGTATCTCTATGCCGGGCACATGAACCCGCCGTTCGACAATTTCTCAGGGATCGGAGTGCAGGGACCAAACGCTTTCGATCATGCGCCAATCGGCTTTAGGAGCGGCGGATTTGACGAGTTCATTGTTTGCGCTCATCCAGAGAAGATCGGGCGCACCGAACTCATCCGTCACAGCTACGGCACCTACGACTCCAGTGGAGACGCCACGCTGCACGAGTTCCCTCGCGACATGTCGGTCATCGGCGATGAGGCGGTCCTTTTCCACAAGGACCAGAAGCAGGGGCTCCTCAATGTGGTGCTGCCCGGTCGCGGGTTTGAGAACGACGCGCTTAATGTCTCCACCACGGGGGATGCTGGAGACATCTTCGTCATGCTCGCCACTCTCAAGCACACCGGCAAACAGTGTGACGTGTACCTGCGGGATCATCCGCACACCGCAGGCATCGTCCACCGCGCACACTTGGTAAAACCATTGGTCGAAGCGCAACCTTACATCAACTCCGTTCGCATCTGGAAACGCGAGCCTCTCCATTGGGAGTCTGAGAAGTTCCGTCACTATCGGTACATCAACAACGGACTCAACTTGGCGCATAACCACGCGCAGGCCGCTGTTCGAGACGGGTTTGTGTCGTCGATACCTGACGTGTCGAAACCCTGGCTCACGGTTGAGCCTGACACCTCGTACGCAGGTCGCGTCATCATCAACCGCAGCCCGCGCTACAACAAC